CGTCGAATAACTTTAAAGGATTCAATAAGTAATAAAACATCGTCTGAATCGCTATTCCAAGGCTCTTTATTGCTTTGAAAACCAGAGGTATGAAATTCGTGACAAAATATATCAGTGTATTGATAATCGTTTTGATAAGTCCCGGTAAAGTCTTAAAAAAATTCACAAAGAAATCCACTATTAATAATATAGGCTTGAATATTGTGTTAAACAGATCATCGAAAGCACCCATGTTCGACTTATTCTGATTTCAACAAAGATTTTTTTCAAATATATATTATAAAGTCATGTTAGATTTCATTGTATTCATATTTGCATTGTTTATCGTAACAATGTTCACGATATCTGAAGTTAAATCTTCAGAAACAAGAGAGCAGTTTAAGCAGTCGGTGCTTAACGAAATACCTGAAAACGCCACAACCAGGATTGTGGCGCGAATTGATTCTCTTGAGAAGGATTTTAAAGAAATGAGTGCTTTGGTTAGCTATGCTCTCGAAAGTTTGGACACTAGGGTAAAAAAAAATGAAGAGAAGTTCAGAAAACTGTCATTGAAACAAAAGGACATGTCGGTCGAATTAAAAAGTGTCACATAACCTACGTACCAGTTCCCTATTTTTTTACATTTTTGATGTTCCTTGCCATAACGACACGCGCGTATGGCGATGGCGACTGCATGCAGCGGCGTTCTCGAACCTATGCGCGCAGTTGAGATGTCGGGTATTCGCACCGAGACTTGTGAAGACGATGCGACCTCATCGACAAGCACACGAACTTACCTGGTTGCCGATGTCCCCCGAGTTGCCGAAGTCACCCGAGTTGCCGACTGTGAGTTGTGTCAGATGTTCGCACAGCCTTGTGTAAACTGCGTCATAAATGATGTCAGACAGGGCTCGGAAGTCGACAAACACATTCTGGCGACGTCATTATTGACAATGGACATTCTTGTTAAATCTCAAAACGGGGCCATGCAGTATACGGACCTGATGAACTCGTATCGCTCCAACCAGACAAAAAAACTTGTTGGACGTCTTACTGCGGATTTGAGTATTTTCAGATCAATAGTTAAAAACGAAGTCGATCGCATTCATTTGATTGACTCAAAGAATGCAATGCTTTCTGCAACGGCATTATCAGAAGTCAGTTTGATGCATGTGTTTTCAGAATTCTTACAAAGAATCGACGAAAACATATCTGGAATCCGTTCTCTCAACGCGACAGACTTTGTTCCCGCAAAGTAGTTCAGTTCGTCTTGGTTTCGGATAATGAATGCGATTGCCCAAAGTCATCATTTGGGGCATTCGATTGACTTGATTGAAATTTGCGTATCATGCATTCAACATCCGCTGCGCTGTAGTAAATTTCGTCTGTTTGTGTTTCCTTCTCGGCTGTAATGGACGATATTTTCATTTTTTTCAATAACCCCCCTAAATTGACTTCGCCTTCGCCTTCGCCTTCGCCTTCGCGACTCCTTTTCATGTCTTTTCTTTCTTTTATGTTTTTTTCTCTTATATTCTTTCTATTTATTCCCCATCCTGGTATGGGTATGTGCCAGAAACGACGGCGCGTTTACGTCGAATAGTTCCCGATGTCGACACTCGATGCGGCGCAGCCAAAAGGGACCATGTTCCAACTGTTAGGCAATTGCGGCATGATTGAAGACTTCTATTTGAGTTTCGGTCACAAGAGGGACTACTACATAGACAAAAAAATATATGGCAATTGTCGAGGTGATCTCGGAGCATCGATTGAACTCGATGACTTGCAAAGCAAAGATGTTTCAAGCACAGCCGTCGGCAGCGTGAAGTTCTCTTTTGAAGTAACTGGGATAAAGGTGTCCGCACTCATATTCAACACCGGGTCATGTAAGCTGTGTGGTGGTTTTCCACCGGATGTAAAGAGTTCTCACGATAGCAACTCGTACAATGTGTTCTTGGACGAGTGCAAACAGGTCTTTGATCAGATTCACGGTTTGAAGATACATAATGCAAAACTCATTTGCGTCAACGGTCAATTTCGCATCGGCAAAAAACTCAACAATTTGAATGAGTTGGACTGTTTCGTCCGAAAACACCGTCACAAATTCGACAGGATACGTGAACCGAACTTAGACGTCTCCGGTCGTCGTGGCGCCTACAAATTGTATTTATATTCTGACAGGAAAACACACATTGCTATCGATTACAAGGGAGTTTGCCAAGTGTTCGCGTGTAAAACTCCAGAAGAGCTCTTTCAATGCTTCCAGATGTTATCCTGACTTTCCTCTTCGACATTCGTATGAAATCTAGTCAAAAAAATATCATGTAATATAATTCGTGGGATAGGATATGAACGATTTTTTCCCTAAAAATGAGTTGCTAGCTGGCCTAAGTGAATCATACCAGAAGGACCTGAGAACCAACATAGGTCTAGATACAATAATCGACGATCTGAGCAACAATACCGTGACGACAGGAGCGTTGAGGGTGGGTGATTCATTTAGTGTGAACTCTAATGAAATTAGATTGAGTGTTGGCATAAATACTTCAAATAAATTTTTGAAGTCGATTTCAGATGATGGAAAAGCTGAATGGTCATTTTTGCCAACGTTCGATGAAATGTTGGGCGCGACAACCGAAGTCATTACTCGAGATCTGTTTAATCATCTAGATGAGCTGAAACATTTACGGGTGGAGAGTAATTTTAAGTTACAAGGTAACTTGGATAAACCATCGGTATTACTCAACAGCAACACAGAAGGTATTGTGACATGGAGTGCACTACAAAGCGAATTCGATTTGAATAATACACAATCAAACGAAGTACCCAGTATGCTAGCATTACGCGGACTTTACAACTTGAGCTGGAGTAATGATTCCAATTTGTATTCGGACTTAGTTGAGATCGCAACTGACACTAGCCTTGTTCTCACGACTAGCAATAATTTAAGCGAATTGTCCAATAATGTAGCCGATGTGATGTCTAACCTAGGCTTCGCGACAAACTTCACAACTTCTAATATTCGTGCTTCAAATATTTCGTCGTCTCACATCGATACGATCACACTCTCTGCATCCAACGTATCGGGGAACTTATTCAGATCGATGAACATGATAGTCGATGAAGACGTGGATGTCGCCGGAGTCGTGCATTCATATTCGTTGACCACCTCAAATATAACTGTTGGGGATCAACTGATCTGCAAGCAAATAAATGGATGTAACTTAAATGTCCCGAACATTGTGACATCTGTATTAGAGTCTTCGAACATCACCGCGGCGCATGTCACACTTCAGACTATCGGGTTCGATATTGGTGGATTGTCCAATCATGACGTCCTCACTGTGTATAATTCCAACCTGACATTCAAGACCCTTAACTCGGACTTTTCGGCCGACTCGGAAGATTCTATACCCAGCTCTAAAGCACTCAATGATGCGATTCAATATATGGACAACCGAATTCGCACAATCACTCAGGACCCCGCTTTCTCAGAAACGTATTTGCAGATTAACTGTAATCTCGAAGAGATTAAGTATTACACTGTCGAAAAAATGTTAACGCTTCATTCTAATCTTCGGATTCAAAAGTTGGCAAGAGAGCCGACGTGGGAAAATCTCGAAAACATTCCAGTCGACTTGCAGAATCTTTCCGCATTTTACCTCACAAAAGACTTGTCAAATATAGATCTCGGTCCTGTCAACGTTAAGAAACTGAAAGACAGTTTTCAATTGCAAGACATGGCATACATGCCGAAAGAAAATGTTGACATTCGCGGCGGAGTTGTGACAGTCACTAACATTCACACAGACAATTTTTTACTTAGTGCCACAGAGAATAACTTGGAGCAAGAAAGGATAAACTACCGTGACGAAAATTACTTATTCTTAAGACATGCTGGAAATGAAGGTGAAAACCCTTCAGGAACTGGTAAGTGGGGAAACTTACCGATCAAACAGTTTTATGACGACATAGGTTCGAATTCCGTTCCAAGTTCGTATGCACTGTCTAATCTTTACACATACATGATCACCGGCAACAGCAATGACATCGGGTTCATGAACACGGAGTACAAAAACCAGTCCAGCCACAGCAACGCCGCGACCACGAAGGCCCTCACAGACTTACACGATTACATGCGCGGCGGATTCCTGAATCCAGAGTACAAAACACAGTCCAGTCACAGCAATGCAGCTACATCGAAGGCCCTCACAGATCTTCATGATTTCGTAACAAGTAGTGATGAGAATGGGTTTTTGATCCCATTCTTTAGCAATCAGACGAGCCATGGTCATGCCGCCACCGCTAAAGCTGTGACAGATCTTTACGAACACCTCACCGAGGGGTTCTTGGTCAATGATTTCACGAAAGGAGATGACAATACGGCAGCGACATCTTCTGCATTATTGGGATTGTATCAATTCATCACGTCACCAGAACATATCTCAGATGACATAGATGAAAATCGCGGAGATAAAGTCGTTTCCGCTCAAACGTTGAGCAACTTGTATAACAATCTGCTCACTTCTCCAGAATTCTTCAAAACACACAACCCATACATATTCCAGAGTTACTTGAAACAATCCGTGAATGATAACTCGGCGACCCAACCATTCTCATCTTTGGCTACTTCGAATATTATTCATGATATGATTACAGAAAATAAAAAGCTTTATGACGCATTGAGCAACGATGGTGTATTGGACGATCAAATCAATAATGATGACTTCGGAAGAATTGCCACTTCTCGCGCGATTTACAACTTATCTAACAACTTCAAAAGTGAGATGAATCATTTGAATGACAGCATCTATGAAACAGAAACGAACATCGGATTATACAATAGAATCCAATTGGCAGATAGTATTAAAAATCCAATCGATATTTCACATTCCGTATACTCAAACGTTATTCTGAAATTTAAGTATAACGAGCAAGATTTTAAACTAAACGATTCTGGCGAATTTTCTCTTGACGGTGCAGCTATATCAAATATCGCTTCGAGCGCCATTAAAATAACTGCCTCTCAAGAAAATAACGGGTTTCCAAACTTGATCGAAGTTGATCGACTTCGAGATGGTGAATTCGAAATCAACTTTAGGGGAACAGCCCTCTTAGACGAAATATCAGGAGACGTGGCTAAATCAGTCGCGGATGCTATATTGCGTTACTCTGCTGGAGATTACACTTTCGAAAGTAATTTGTGGGTGAAACAAAACGTGTTTGTGTACGGTGATGTCCAAGGATCGAATGCGAACTTTAGCAATATACACGTATCGAGTGATTTATCCGCGGGTAACTTGAAAATATATGCAGCAAATCTCGATGGTTCTTCTGAAAATAATAACGTGTACCTGGAAGCGAATGATGTGGATAGCATCATTTATTCCATGAATGGGCAAGAAACCATTGATGGTAATGTTTTAGAAATAAAATCAAATGGTGACGTCATTGTATTGAAAAACGAAGGTCTTCTTGTCAAGGACTCTGATGGAACATTTAGAAAAGTCGCACTCCAAAATCAGCTCGATCTCAAGGCAAGCCAAACTGACGTAGACGCAGCTTTGAACCTCAAAGCTAATACAGAAGACATTGCAGAACTTGTAGAAGCTGTTGCAGCTGCAAATGGCGGCTCTGCAAATGGCGGCTCTGCAACTACTTTCGATTCGAACATAATCAAAATCGACTCGGAGAATGGGAGGGTCGGCATCGGGACGACGAGTCCTCAAAAGACCTTAGAGGTTGCGGGACCCATGCGGATCACAGATGGGTTGAGTGGTGTGTGTGATTTGAGTATGGTGCAGGTGGCTGGTGATTGGGATACGGGTACGAAGATTCATTCAGCGGATAAGCAGGCGGCTGACATCTTCGGCGGGAGCGTCTCCATGAACTCGGATGGGACGAAGGTTGTCGTTGGGGCGAGTGGTGAGGACACGGGTGGTGGCAACGCCGGTGCCGCCTACATCTTTACCTACAGTGGTGGGTCTTGGGATACGGGTACGAAGATTCAGGCATCGGATAAGGCGGTGGTTGACAACTTCGGCGATAGCGTCTCCATGTCCGGAGATGGCACGAAGCTTATCGTTGGGGCGCCTCTTGAGGACCCTGATGGTACCTTGGGCGCCGGTTCCGCCTACATCTTCACCTACAGTGGTGGCTCTTGGGATACGGGTACGAAGATTCAGGCATCGGATAAGGCGAATGATGACCAATTCGGCCACAGCGTATCCATGTCCGGGGACGGGACGAAGGTTATCGTGGGGGCGCAGTTTAACGACCCGGATGGTACCAGCGACGCAGGTGCCGCCTACATCTTCAACTACAATGGATCGTCGTGGGATCCGGGTACGAAGATTGTGGCATCGGATAAGGAGATGGTTGAATTTTTCGGCCGAAGCGTATCCATGTCCGGGGACGGGACGAAGGTAATCGTGGGGGCGTATAATGAGTACACGGGTGACATGAACAGCGACAACCACGGTGCCGCCTACATCTTCACATACAGTGGATCGTCGTGGGACACAGGTACGAAGATTCAGGCATCGGATAAGAATGCGGGTGACTACTTCGGCGTAAAAGTCGCCATGAACTCGGACGGGACGAAGGTTATCGTGGCGGCGTATGGGCAGGACACGGGCGGCTCCTCCGCTGGTGCCGCCTACGTATTCACCTACAGTGGTGGGTCTTGGGATACGGGTACGAAGATTCAGGCATCGGATAAGGCGGTGGGTGACAAATTCGGCTACAGCGTCTCCATGAACTCGGACGGAACGAAGGTTGTCGCAGGGGCGTATATGGAGGACCCCGGTGGTACCAGCGACGCAGGTTCAGCCTACATCTTCACCTACAGTGGTGGGTCTTGGGATACGGGTACGAAGATTCAGGCATCGGATAAGGCGGTGGGTGACAAATTCGGTAACAGCGTCTCCATGTCCGGGGACGGGACGAAGGTTATCGTGGGGGCGCAGTTAAACCACCCGGATGGTACCAGCGACGCCGGTGCCGCCTACATCTTTGACTCACCCCCTATCGACAATCTCATCGTCTCAACGGGTCGTGTCGGTATCGGGACGACTACCCCTAATGCATCTTTACATGTAGTTGACCCAACTACTACAGTTGGCACGAGACGACATGGTATGAACGTTGGCGGTATGGGTGCAGACATTGTCCCAATGATATACGCAGGATCGGGTGGACAAAATATCAAGACGATCGCTGGTCTAGAGATAACTTCCCATGATGCACCGAATAGTGGACACGGGAGACATGCATACATAGAAACTGTATCGGCAGGTAGCACTTATAATACCGACATGGAGTTCAGGGTGCGGAATTCGGTTGAAAATCAATGGGGTGGTGCATCTATCAATGTAACAGTAAAACAGGCTAGAATAGCACATGACGGTATTATTTATGCACGTGTTGGAACTGCTGCCACGGGTGCTGATTACGCAGAACTTTTTGAATGGGTTGATGGAAATTCCGAAAATGAAGATCGAACTGGTATGACTGTAAAGTTAATGGAAGGTGGTAAAATAGCTGTCACAGACGATGATACTTCACCGAATGATATTATTGGCGTAATATCAGTTATATATGGATTTTTGGGTAACAATCATTGGGACGAGTGGGTTGGTAAATATCTTAAAGATAGTTTGGGGCGAGCAGTTACAGAGACCGTGGATATGGTAACATGGCGAGATGAAGATGATAAGGAACTGACATTCACAATCAACACTATACCCGATGATCTCGAAGTTCCAGAAACCGCTACTTACTACCAAGATACTGGTGTACCAAAATTAAACCCAAAATATGATGAAACGTTAGAATATACAGAAAGAGGTAAACGAAAAGAATGGGGAGCCGTCGGATTAGTTGGAAGGTTGCGAGTACTTAAAACATACCCCAAATCTTCTCGTTGGGTAAAGCTGCAAGACATCGATAGTCAGGTTGAAGAATATTTAGCCGTTTAAAGTTGTATGGAAAAACGATTTAAAAGAATACTGACATTTAGTACTAGTGACGCAGCCGATACGAGGTCATGGGTGTGCCGTTTCTGTTTTCTCACCTCACTAGGAAGAATCCAAAATTAGTATCTACGTCTACCAAATATAAAAACCCCTCTGTTGTGTGTTTAGACTACAACTGCGTCATCCATTTCTGCAACTCCGAACTCAAAAAACAATGGGAATGGGTTGATGATCATGGAAGTGGTCAGTCAAACTACGAGGAAGAACTGATTAATCGTTGTGAAACCTACATCGATCTGATCGTCGATCAATTCGATTCGGTCGACGAATTGTTCATTTCAATAGACGGAGTACCTCCTCAAACAAAGATTGTGCAACAACGTCGTCGCCGGTATCTCTCGATTTTTATGCGATCTAAGCTTGGAAATACAAAGGACTGGGATACTAATGCAATTAGTCCCGGAACGGAATTCATGAAAAAATTGAACAAACGATTGTCCTCGTACGCACATTCCATAGTCGGAAAAGTGAGATTTAGCAGCAGTGAAGAGCCAGGTGAAGGCGAAACAAAGATATTCGATTACTTGGCGGCAACTGAATTTTCAAATGGAATATTCGTATATGGCCTTGATGCGGATCTGATCATGCTCAGTCTACTTTTAAAGAAAAAAAACGTCTTTCTGATGAGAGAGTCGAAGTTCTTTCATGATAATGTTATCGAGCCGTATATATATCTTGACATTGGACTGCTTTCGAACGACATAGTCGTGTACATGAAAGATATGCTTGATTCTGACTGTCTCATCGAAAACTACATAGAAAGCTATGTACTCGCATCTATGCTTGTTGGAAATGATTTCGTTCCCGCGCTCTCGTATTTGAGAATTCGTTCACATTCAATCGAACACATATTGAAAACGTTCTCATCAGTTCTCAAATTTCAACAAGGCCGGTCTGAATTGATTTACTATCAACTAGGAACATGGAAGATAAATTGGAATGTTTTTCTGCCACTGTTGACTTCGCTGTCTTCAGTAGAAGATGCGCAATATCGGAAAATGCACAATCAGTATTTCGCAAACAACCGCGCGTTTACCACAGAAGAAGATGTACTCAATTTTTACGGCATCACGAATAAACCTAAAACTGACGTCATAAATCCAAACAAAGATGGTTGGAGGAATAGATATTATCAAACACTCTTTGGAAATGAACGCATTGAAAACATCTGTAAAAATTATATCGAAGGGCTGATTTGGAACGTAGATTACTACATGAACAAATCAATCTCTACCAAGTGGTTTTACAAGTATGATTATGCCCCGACGCTATTTGATTTGTCGAATTATGTCACTTTGACTTCAGATTTAGACCAGTTGAAACCACTTTCTGAACAAAAGTACCTTCCACCGAATCAACATCTGGTCAGCATTCTACCTGTACAGTCACATCACATGTTAAGTGTTGATGATAGAAAAATGACACGTGATATCGAAAATGTGCGATATTTCCCATCGGAATACCGTATTCAGACGTACTTGAAAACGTTTTTGCACGAGTGTTCCCCTAGTATTCCTGTCATGAAGATGTATTTGAAGTTCACGTGAAATTCACCTCAGCTCTTTCTTGAGTGATTCGCAATTGGCTTAACTTGTTATCGAAAATGTTATAATAAATCATTTTGTTTTGGTCGACGATCTTTTCCTTTCTGCACAATTTATAGTCATATAGCTTTAAAAATTGCGACAGGATGGTGATCGTACGCTTTATTGTTATAGACGACAGGTAAATGCGAGATTTGCATGGTAGGTAGTAAATAATCAACTCGGGTATCAAATCCTCCAACTTTGTCACCGTATTAATATTGATCAGGTCGACTTTACTAAATTCCGTGCTGTCATCGATTGATTCTAACCCGAAACATCGAACAAGTGTTGTCATGAAATCAATGTTCGGTTTTTCAGTAAAAAGTTGGAAATACTTCATCGCACACGTTACGTAATATGTAATATGTACGAAGATAAAAGCATTTAAAAAATTGTTCTTAAAATACTTTTATGTATGGGATTCAAACGCACCACCTAAAGTCCTTACCATTACTAACAGATGCCGATGTTTTTAAAGAAATCGACAACATATTCACATTCGATATGTTCGTCGAAAACTTCTTTCAAGACGAACCATCGTGGATCGTAAAAACACCACACTCATAATCATAAAACGTATATACCTAAACTGTTTTTCAATTCATATACTCACACATTTCATACAACATTTTATAGGCATTCTCTTGTATACGTCCCTCCTGAGCTCATTAGCTCTTTATAATTATTTGTATTCATCTTGAGCCGATCGACAAAATACGTACCAAACGTAAACAGTGATCCCGCCAGAATCCAGTTCACGTACCCTGTATCTCTCTTCATCAATATTAATTGCGCCTTTATCCTATCGTTCTGCTTACTATACTTCTCAAGTAAGGCTTTCTCGACAGTAAGATCAATAGGTGCCATTGGCATTCCTACTTGCATTCCCATTCCCATATTTCCCATCCCCATCCCCATATTTCCCATCCCCACCCCCATTGGTGCCAGTCCAACTCCGGATGCTGCCGAATTAGCCCCACCCAGTTGACCACCTGTAGAACCTTCACCTTCCACATTCCATGTGTCGAATATACGGAATGCATTATGAAATATATACTTCCTGTCGACCATCCCCCTGGCTATTTCTACGAATTGTTCTGGCCCAGTAACGCCCTTCAGTTTATCAGTACTATCTTTTTCTTTGAATATACCTTTGTCGTCACTCATTTTTTTTTTTAAAAAGTCGAACCGGTCATCTTCCTTTAAAAACTCTTTCAGCTTTTTCGTGAACTTGTCTTCCTTGTCAACATCCCATCCTTTACGATTGTTGTCTGGGTAAGCTCGTCTCCATGATCTATAAATGTCATTATACTGTTTCGATGTTTTTGACTCGATTTCTTCTTTTATTTCGTCTCTTGTTATTTTTTCCACATCCTTATCGCCCATTTCGTTCATGGATTCTTCCAACTTTAAAAGTTCGTTCAACTTTTTGGTATTATTCTGCCGCCCGCTGATACCTGTCCCAGTGTACGCCGCATAGACAATCGCTATGCATAACACGAGAATTAAACCATTGGTCATCATTTCCACAGCGGGAAAAGGAGTGCTCTTGACACTACCCTTGACTAAATTACATTGCTCATATGATTCAATCGTTTTTAACAACTGCGTGTACAACAACTTACAAGCCTTCGTATTCCTTTTAGTTTCTTTGAAATCGAAGAAATACCTTTCCAATTTCTCCAATTCCCTTTCAAATATCTCCGTGTTCGTAACGGTCGTTACCTTGTCATAATTGATATCTGTCTTGTATTTGGTCAAGTAACTGTAAGCGAATTCAAATAGAACGTTCCAAGTAGTTATCACACCGACCATAGGAATCACCAAGGTAGTCAATTGTTTCGACAGGGGTTCCGGTTCCACCGATTTCAAAGCCGATTTATCAGTTTCGTTTTGTTCGTTTTGTTCTTTCTGTTCTTTTTGACCGTCACCTCCTCTCCCGAACTGATTTGGTGCAGTCACGAATGATCCAGTCACGGAGGATGATCCAGGTGAAGACGTACCCTTCGAACTACCTATACCATTGATGCCTTTCATACCTTTCATACCTTTCATACCATTGATACCTTTCATCCCTTGCGAACCCAGCTTCGAAGCACCTTCACTCAGCCCCGATAAACCTTTACCCATTCCCTGTTTCGTACTTTTCGCCATTGCGTTCAACGTTTCATAGTTGTCCTTTTTGTCGATGAGGTCATAGAAGGCAATCAAGATTATTACGAGCGACGCCCACTTCAAATTGGTCACAGCCCTTTCGTACGTCTCCGCTATCTGAAACTTTTTCGAATACGATATCTCTTCAGACTTCACGTATTTTCTAAAATTCCGCATAGTAGTGTTGATGTTTCTCACGTATAGAAACAGTCGACCTAGATCATGGTCGTCTAACTGGTTTAACTTGTTTTCAAACTTCAAGAACGATATATATTTACTCATATTCGGATCCACATCATTTAACACATTTTCCTTTATATCCCTCGACACCTTTAATTGATTTAACATCGCCTCCACGAGAAATCTTATATTTGATAGCGCCGTACCGCGATATGTCGCATCACTTTCGAACTCCTCGTCAGACTCTATGTAACTTGTCATAAAGCCCATCACTATAGTCAGGGTTAACTTATATTCAGATGTCACTTCATTGAAATCCTCCTTCACTATTCTGAAAACGTCGTGGAAATAACCACCTTCTGATATATCTTCATTCGTCAGTAAACTGGAGCGTATCCTCGCTTGAAAATCTTCGTATCTCTTCTCCAAAGTTAAAACATTCTTCTTTCTTGATTGTATCTTCGTCAAAAACGTCGTTAAAGTCACCTCCACGTCGATGAAATCGCCTTTATACGATAAAACCCCATTCATTTTTAACTTGTCTTTGACTTCAAGAAAATATTCGACGTGTTTGTCTCCGTATTCTAAGTTGTCGAGATTCATGAACGCATCTTCGACATATTTGGTGTTCGAAGAATTGAAGTATGGTACGGTGTCGATCGAGAAAATCAAATCAACGATTTCGAGATATTCAGGCAAATACTCGGTTTTCACTTCATTCATTATTTCGATCATATTTCGTAGGCCCTTCTTCATGGCATCGTTATCCATGGACTTATTGGGATCTGGTAAGACCTTCAGAAATGATTTGAACAATTCATCCGTGAGAAATTTGTCATAAGTACCAGACGAAGCCGGCGTATCGTATTTATAATTCTTTTTCTGGACGGCCTTCCTCCTTTCTTTCGCACTACGACCGTCTTTAAAGAGTTTCATACCCCTGTTGTAAAGAAAAACGCGGTAAACGTACTCTAACGCATCATTATCAGCTGTGTAGTTCACGTCAAAATTAGCTTCCCTTAACATGAATTTCGTTTGCTTTTCTATGAATTTGTTGATGGAATTGACCGCTGCTTTGTACTCTGATTTCGCGGCAATGAAAACATTGTTCACGTACTTGTCTTCATAAATTTTGTACATCGCGTCCAAAATTTCCTTCTTGCAGTTCGCATCATTCTGTGACTTCTTGTAGCAAAGCAGCTTTTCATAAAATAGCCTCGTGTTCGTTATTATTCCAGCAAGCGCTGAACACACCCCCGAATCTAAATCACCGTCTGTATACTTGATTTTACAATAAGTATTATAATCCCCCATCAATCTGAAAATTAACACCGCGTATGTCACTTGCGAAATGAACCCGATGTTGTATAATTCCGCCTCTATCGCGCCTTTTTCCTCGTCAATCAATGTTTGGACATAAAAGAACGCCATCACAGCTATGTACACTGCGTACATTACAACCATACTCTTGCCCCATTTAGATGCCATACCCAACGACTCTTTCTTTCCATTCATCCCATCTAGACTTTCGCCAAGACGATCTAAGGATTCTTCTAATTCCGCAACGTTGTTCCACACAACGGGTCTCGGATCATTTGGAAATAAGAATTCATCCATCTTATTGCAAACTTCATTCAACATTTCCAAATCACTAGCGTCCTTGACGCCTATGGCTCGGAATCGAGATTTCTGCATGTTGCTCTTAAATTTGAAATGTGGATGAGGCTTATTTCTAGCTGCTCTATATGCTATTATATATCCTATGTCGTTGTCTAGAATTTGTCGATATCCCCTATTCGTGTCTTTCATCACTTCTACAAATAGGAGTTCGTCGCAAATGTAATTGATCTCGTCTGATATTACATTTAGTTCTAGATCGCTCAATTTCGGGGTGGCCCCACAATTCAACATTATGGACTTACTTCTTGATTCCCAATCATCTTCTTGTTCACTATCGTCAACACTCATTGATCATTAAATATATGTCCGAAAAAAAAACTGCAAAATTCACTCTATCAATTCGTTGTTTATATGAAATCGGACGTCTCTAAGATCGGTTTGTTCTAAAGCGAGTTCGCAAAGTTCAGACATGGCGTCACACGGTGTCACTACATTACATATCGTGTATTTATTCGCCTTATGCAACTGTATGTCATCCAATAGGACAGGTATTTCATTTATATAGTCGTACAACGCATGTACGTCTTTCGTAAGGATTCTGAACTGATAACGGTGAAACAGAGAGTTCGTGACGCTCGGTATATTCTGAATGAATAAATTCGGAGTAGATCGCAACGATCGGATGAGCAAAACCCACCAGTGAATGTAGATATAAAATACGAAACTGTACATATCGATATCGACCGCCTCGTAATGATTTAATATCGGATGACATTCTTAAATACTTTTGTTTAGAACTTCTTGTAAAAGCATTTAAAAAGAAATCGCATAAGTTAAAAGAACTGACATAGAACAAATGACTATTTACTCGGAATTGTCCTTCGAAAATGATGTGAAAACCATCGTTGGGGTACAATTCTCCATTTTGGATGCTGCAGCCATCGAAAGAATGTCCGTGTGTGAAATCACTTCCACCGATACATACTCCGGTAGTGAACCGATCATAGGTGGTCTGTTCGACAGTCGCATGGGTGTTATTGAAAATGATAAAATTTGTAAGGTATGTATGCAGAAAAATGCTTTCTGTCCCGGTCATTTCGGACATATTAAGCTCGCGAAACCGGTTTTCCACAGCCAATTCTTCGAAACTGTGCGGAAAATCCTCAGATGTGTATGTTATCGGTGTTCGGCTTTACTTATCGATCCAGAAGACCCCGAAATTTGCAAAATCATAAACAAAAAAATCAACCGTCAGAAAAAGTTTGATTTGATCTACAAATTATCTAGTGGGAAATTTAAAACATGTGGTTCTTCGAACACACTCAACGGCTGTGGAGCAAAACAGCCACACAAAGTTCAAAAGGAAAATATCGGTAGAATCATCATGTCGTGGAACGATAAAGATATCGTCAATACTGAAGAAAATGAGAAAGAAAAAAAAGTCGAATTCCTCGCAGAAGACGTGCTCAACATTTTGAAAAGAGTCTCCGACCAAGATGGTAGAATATTGGGCTTCTCACCTGAAATCACACGACTCGAATCTCTCATTTGCACTGTGTTCCCTGTCCCACCTCCTTCGGTCAGACCTTCTGTCAAAAACGATACCGGTCAGCGCTGTGAAGATGATCTCACTCACAAATTGTGCGACATTGTTAAGACTAACAATACTCTGAAGCAAAAAATCGCAAGTGGTTCCACTAAAGAAACCATTGACACTTGGGTCAAGCTTGTCCAATATCACGTGTCAACGTTCGTTGATAATCAGCTCCCGGGGGTCGCACCCGCGAAACAAAGAACTGGCAGACCTCTGCGTTCCGTCACGGAACGTCTCAAATCTAAGGAAGGCCGAATTAGAGGTAATCTCATGGGAAAAAGAGTAGACTTCTCCGCTCGCTCCGTCATCACACCTGATCCTAATATATCCATCGACGAAGTCGGCGTACCTATGAAAATCGCAATGAATTTGACTTTCCCAGAGACTGTTAACAAATTTAACTTCGATAAACTTAAAAAATTGATCGCTAACGGACCAGACGCATATCCGGGTGCGAAATACATCAAGAAATTCCCCGATTATCGCACTGTCAGGATCAATGCTAGAAACTCTCAAGAAATTCAAAATATTCAAGATGGTGATATCGTAGAGAGACACCTGTTAGACGGTGACTATGTGCTATTTAACAGACAACCGTCACTTCACAAGATGAGTATGATGTCCCACAGAGTTCGGGTCATGCAAGGCGACACTTTTAGACTGAATGTGTGCTGTACACCAAGTTACAACGCTGACTATGACGGAGACGAAATGAACATGCACGTTCCACAATCCGCACAGACTGAAAACGAGTTACGACAGCTCGCCAGTGTCCCAACTCAAATCATGAGTCCAAAAGATTCATCCCCAATCATCTCTATCGTACAAGATATCACATTAGGGGTTTACAAATTGACTCATGACGATACATTTTTGACCCAAAAACAAACAATGAATATACTCTCTAATAACAGCAAGTTCAACGGTAAACTCCCCGACGATACTCACAGTAAGGGTCAAATGAATATGATTTCCGGTAAAGATATACTCTCTACCATAATTCCACCAACCGTATCTACTGAAGTTAAAAGCGGTGACCTCAAAACCGCTCGAATCATCAATGGTCGTATCACCAAAGACAGTGGACAATTAAACAAAGATACCTTTCAAAAAATGTCCACGGGAATCGTACACTCCGTGTTTAACGACATCGGCGCGGAAGAAACAACCGCTCTTTTTGATAACACCCAGAGATTGATATGTGACTTCCTCGTTTACAATGGATTCAGTGTCGGTGTTTCTGATCTGATGCTCTGTGATAAAACTAAAAAACATATCGATGAATGTTTGAAACAAATGATTGAAAAAACCAACGACTACTCCAAAACAGTCGAAAATAACCAAATCGAAAATAAAACTATGCTCACTAACGAACAACGCTTCGAAAGTCATATTAGCAGTATCACAAGCAACACAAATAACTCCATTCAAAAAGCTGTTCTAGATGATCCAAGTATAAAATCAAGTGACAACAGAATGTTGAACATGATTAACTCTAAATCTAAGGGAAACATCATCAATGTCTTACAGATGATGGGTGTCGTCGGCCAATGCTCGGTCGAAGGTAAAAGAATTAACTACGGATTCGACGATCGCACACTGCCTCACTTCCAAAAATACGACGACAGTCCCGAGGCAAGAGGCTTCGTAAAACACTCATTTATCGATGGCCTGAACCCTCAGGAATTCTTCTTCCACGCCATGGGTGGGCGCGAAGGTTTAATTGACACAGCTGTGAAAAGTGTTGCAGGTGACACCGACATCATCGTGCTTGAAAATGGCAAAATTAGAGATGTTAAAATTGGGGATTGGATCGACAACTTCATGGAGATACACCATACCGATATTGAATACAATGAAAAACGCCCGGATTTTGAATTCCTTGACATTAAAGATAAGTGCCAAGTCTTCATCCCAACTGGAGATTCGCAAGGTAACAATTCATGGGGACTACTCACAGCAGTTACTCGTCATGATCCCACAGACATCGTATACGATATCAAAACGTCAGGCGGACGCACTGTGACTGTCGCAGACAGCGAATCGCTACTGATTTGGGACGTATCAAAAGGCCAATTCCTAAAGAAACATTCAAGCCTCGTCAAAGAAGGTGATTTTACACCAGTTTGCATGAATCTTCCGGCTCCTCCTACAATTGTAAAATCAATTGACATGAGTCAATATTTCCCGAAGAAAGATTATGTACATGGTACGGAATTTTGGAAATGCGTTGAACTCATGCACGAGGCACAGGGAGACAAGTATTTCATTCCCAAAGGTTGGTTCGAAGAAAACAATGGCCAAACTTTTATAATTCCTTACTCTAAGAAAGCCAGTGTTCAGAGAACTATAGTTAGATCAAACACTGACAACATCCAGGAAGGTTGCATATATCCTTACCATGCTAAGCGCGAAGGATCTCACATGCCTGATAATTTTGAGCTCGACTATGACAATGGGGTTTTCATCGGTCTTTACCTCGCAGACGGTTGCATCCACGAGTCATCAGGTACCATATCAATTACTAAAAATGACGAATCAGTACAGGACTTCGTCGAAAAATGGTTCGATAGATACAATATAACACATCGTATCGACAAAAGAACAAATAAGATTGGGGTGACTACAAGTACAATTGGTAGCTCTACGTTATTTGCAAGGTTTTTCAAAGAAGTCGTAGGCCATCTTTCCAAGAATAAACATGTTCCTGATGTGGCATATCAGGCACCATTAGAATTCGTACGAGGACTTCTCAGTGGATATTTTTCTGGAGATGGACACATCGGAGATTCTTCCAAAGCTGGTTATATCGAATGCACTTCTACTTCAAAATCATTGATTGAAGGTATTCAACTATTACTGAATCGCTTCGGAATTTTCACCAAAATTTATGTGAAGCAACTGAAACAGAATAATGTTGGCACTGTTGACATATCTCCGACATACAATCTGTCAATACGCGCTCAATGGGGTGACGTGTTTGCAAGAGAAATTCAACTCATACACAGAGAGAAGCAATTCAAATTACAAAACGCTGTATTCACAGACAAACATCGAAACTTTGATTCCGTCAGAGATGCGGTAATGGACGAAATCGTGAGTATTACGAGAAAATCAGGTTTCGAAGTATGTGACAAGATGTATGACGTCACAGTACCATCGACGTTGAATTTTATGTCGAGAGGGGGTATTAACCTTCGGGATACTTCCGAGACCGGATATTTGCAAAGAAAACTTGTTAAAGCTATGGAAGACGCCAAAATACATTACGACATGTCTGTGCGCAACGCCAGCGGCCAAATCGTCAGTTTCATGTATGGTGACGATGGAATGGATTCGACAAAACTTGAAAAACAATTCATTCCATTTCTCAGATGTGATGACGTTCTGGATTTGAAAAACATGTATCTGGTTGATTCTTACCTCAAGTTTAAGGACTACATCGTACCGAGCGTATTGACCGCAGCTGCTAAAAATAACAAACAGCCCATGCTCGACTATCGACGTGATATGAATAAGAAATTGTTCGATTACTTTTCACAAGTGACGAAAGATCGACGTTTCGTTATCGAAAAAATTCTCGGCTTTTCTGGGGCATCTAATATCTCCTACCCGGTGGCATTTAAAAGATTGATTGAATCCGCCGCAACAATCCATCAACTCGATGATATGAAACTCAAGGATCTGAAAGTCGATCTGACCCCAGAGTACGTATTTGATCAAATTGAAAAACTGGGCAAAAACATGGTACACAAATTTAACAAGTGCAACAAAGTTTTTAAAATTCTATTGAGAGCATTCTTGAATCCAAAAGATCTTATTATTAACAGGAGATTTACAAAAGCCGCTTTTGATTTGCTTTGCGGAAACATACATATACAATTTCAAAAAGCTATCGCCGACCCTTCGGAGATGGTAGGCGTTGTCGCGGCGCAGTCAATCGGAGAACCGACCACGCAATTGACTCTGAACACTTTTCATCTCTCAGGAGTCGCGTCCGCGTCAAAGGCGGTCAGAGGTGTGCCGAGAATCAAAGAACTGTTGAGCATTTCCAAAAATATTAAGTCGCCTATGCTGAAAATATACTTGACCGGTACTAATAAAATGAAGGAAAACGCTTCAAATGCACAAAGACGTATTCAGACTTTGAAATTGTCGCGCTTCATTCAGTCCATAGTTTTACGTTATGAAGAAGAACTTCCACCAGATTGGGTCGAAAAAGCCGATCAATATGATTTGAAGGGAGGGCGCATCGAATCTTACAATAACTCGAAATCGAAATGGGTATTGCATATCGAATTGGATGCAGCAGAAATGATTTTCCAACATGTCAGCACCGAAAAAATTTCCATGATACTTGATGGCACATACAACGATAAAGTCGCGCATGTGCATAGCAACATCACGATTCCCTCTGTGCCTGTGATCTACAAAATTAAAATTATTCCAGATGAAGGCGATGATGTCATATCGGATCTCAAGGCTGTCGAACAAGATATTTCCAATCTTGTCATTTCTGGTATAACCAGTATACATAACGTGGTCGTCGAGGAAGACGTCGTCCAAAAAAAAATCGATGTTCTTAATGAAATGGTCGTAGAAGACGCGGATGACTCGGAAAACCCGGCGCCAAATATGCTTATAACTGAAGGTACGAATCTCAGAGACGTACTCGGTCTACACGAATTCGTCGATCAAAAAAGAACAATCTCAAATGATATTTATGAAATATACGAATTGCTCGGAATAGAAGCTGCGAGACAAGCCCTTTTCAACGAAATCTATGAAATTTTTGGGGGTAATGGGAACGTGAATCAAAGACATGTCTCGTTGCTCGTCGATACCATGACTTGCAAGGGTCAGCTTCTCTCTATAGATAGACACGGGATCAATCGAAGCGACATCGGGCCTCTGGCAAAATGCAGCTTTGAAGAAACAGCTGATATACTCATCAAATCTGGGATTTTCGGAGATCACGACAAGGTTCAAGGGGTAGCCGCAAATGTGATCGTCGGGCAAGTTTGTAAAGCAGGCACGGGGGATAGCGCGATACTTATGGATCACGAGTTGATCAGCAAGGCGAATCTGACATCGATTCACTCGTATCAAACATCCGCGGACATGAGATGCGAGACGCTTCAAGATATATTAGAAGAAGATCCATTCGAATTCAGCAGCGAAGAAGGTTCTGACTCAGATGACGATGTTGCGATGGGAAACTTGAATTGGAAGCAAGATTGATGAACTAAAACATTGTCATAACACCTTCATTTCTCTTTGCGTTTAATCGGCTTTTCTTCGGACGGGTCCAATAAGACAACTCTCGAAACAGAAATAGATGCCGTCATAAATGGCTAATTTTTTTTTTGAAATTAACTTTGCGAATATATTCTAAATAATCTTCCATTGAATGATTACCTACTCGACAACCAACGGGGTTATACAAAGGTACTTTGAAATTCATTAAGGTATCTTTTAAATTACCTGCGAAATGTATTCCCCCTGATACGTGTTTAAATCTACCCGGGAGTGGCGTAAACGATACTGGGTCTTTTAATCTGACGCATCGATATGATTTGTCTATTATTTCATTGAATAAGTTTGTAAATCGAGTTGAACCGACTCTTGGTGACCCAAAAGTTATGCACGAAGTAGGTAAATCATATGTCAATTTCATATCCAAAGCACAAACTGTTGACACTGCTCCAAATAATGAATGGCCACAACAAATGATTTCGTTTATTTCTTGTTTCTCAATTTTATCTTCAACAATTTCATGAATTCTTTCACGAATTGAGTTGTAAGATTTAACAAAGCCAGCATGTACCAATATATTTTTAAGATATGGGACATATGTTCTCCAAAGACGAAAATCCATCATCCAATCTGTTACTGATGTTGTTCCTTGTCCTGTAATGATCAATTTTCGATCTTGTATTGATATAAAAGATTGAGTATCAGTATCAAGATCTTCTATATATATCCCGTCAACTGTTTTGTAGTATGCATTTAGAGCAAAACCTGCGCACAACTCTATCAAATCAGTGTCGCAAGTATTTGGGTCACCTTTCATGCTAGGTCTTATAATATAGCAATATTTAATGCTTGCGAGACCTTCATTTCTCTTTGCGTTCAATCGCGTACAACTCTTTCGCAGAAAAACATGCGACTATTTCAAATTAATGTGCGGCATCACGTTCATCCATAGTGAGAATCTTAGTCGAGTAGATCTTGAGAAAATAGTAGACATTTCACATCGAGGACCTGATGCATCGAAAACAGTAATATCCGAAAAAACGTTCTCCCGGTTCGATCGGTTGGCTATAATGGACTTGAATTCATCTGGAATGCAGCCTTTCGAGTCGTCCGATAAAAATATCGTATTGATGTGTAATGGCGAGATCTTCAATTGGGAAAGACTCGTTTACAATTATGACTTGAAAATGCAAAGTAGCTGCGATTGTGAGGTTATTCTCAGATTGTTTGAGAAATTTATCGAAACAGAAATAGATGCCGTCGCTGCTACAAGAAGACTCTGCGATGCATTAGACGGAGAATTCGCGTTTATTTTGTACATGTCGACAGAAGATATGGTGATTTGCGCACGAGATCCGTTCGGAGTAAGACCTTTGTTTGAAGGGTACTTGAAAGGCCAGGACGGGGTCGCATATGCGTCTGAATTGAAAGCTATCCAAAATATATGCAATACCGTGGAACAATTTAAACCAGGCTACTTTATGATCGACGATACGTACTTTCAATATCATCAGATCAAAAAAATACACCTACGCGACGAAGAAGAAATGTTAAAAGCGATTAACAGCTCATTTCGAGAAGCGGTCACTAAACGATTGATGAGCGACAGGAATGTCGGTTGTCTTCTGTCGGGTGGACTTGATTCCAGTCTCGTCGCGGGAATCCTTGCCGAAAAATTTGGACCCGGTGCCTTGCAAACATTCGCGATCGGAATGGCTGGCTCTCCCGATCTGGAAAAGGCCAAAATCGTCGCAGATCACATCAAGTCAAATCACACATCGATAGAATTAACCGAGACGGATTTCTTAGAAAGCATCGAAGAAGTTGTCGCTACAATTGAAAGTTACGACACCACTACCGTTCGAGCAAGTGTTGGAAATTTTCTCGTGGCGAAATATATTAAAAATCATACAAACTGCAAAGTGATTTTTAATGGGGATTACTCTGACGAAATTTGCGGTGGATATAAATATCTAGAAAATTGCAAATCTGAGGCCGAATTCGATAACGAATGCGATAGACTATTGTCAGATATCCATCTATTCGATAGTTTACGAAGCGATAGGTGTGTTTCGCGACATGGTCTCGAAGGAAGAGTTCCTTTTGCGGATAAAGAATTCGTCGATGTATACAAGTCGATACCCACCATCAAAAGAATGTCATGTTTTGACAATATGGAAAAATACATGTTGAGGAAAGCATTTGAAAACGATGATGTCATTCCGGCAGACATCCTGTGGCGAAGAAAAGAAGCCTTTTCTGACGGTGTCAGTAAAGCTGATAACTCGTGGCACAATATTTTGAAAAATTACATCGATACAAAATTCGACGATAGTGACTTCGAAAAAGTCAAGAATGGCTGCAAAAACACGCCGATTCCCACATTAAAGGAAACCGCGTTTTACAAAAGTTTGTACGAAAAACACTTCATATTTGATTGCAATGTTCCATATTTCTGGTTGCCAAAGTTCTCAGGTGACATACAAGATCCTTCCGCAAGAGAAATCGCATCACTTGGCGCCTAAATTCTTTTTTTTTCTTACGCGGCTGTGTTCTTACTCGTTTTCATGAGTATTTAGAACGATTTCGCATAAACAATAGCATGTCGCAATAATCTTACGCAACTCGTACGTTACCGAACTTCGCTATGGTTTTGAAGCTCAATTCGCTGTCAACTGGGTCGGCGACGGTAGAAGTGAGTTTGACCAACTCGAGTTGTTCCTTCGAGTTGATCCTGAACACAAACGAGACGTATTCTTTAGAATCGTTCTGGGTGTGGCTAGTTATGCGAACTTGGCCACCCTTGAATTCCCAGAAAGGCTCCATGTGTTTCTGGCTGTCATCACCTGATGATAACGCGAGGTTGGAAGTACCTCCGAGATTGTTCTCACCCGGGATGTTCCAAAGAAGCGATTTCTCGTACATGACGTTTTGAGCTGCAGCTTCCTTGTCCGCGCCATCCGGAAACTTCGCGGGCACGCCCGATATTTTGACACCAGCTTCGTGAACAGATTGCTCGGAAGTCGTGTAGTTCGAACCCTCGTAACTTATACTCCCGTCCGCATTGCTCCGCACTTCACTTGACGAAGATGCGCCGAGCAAGATGGATTTGTCTTCGACGTACAATTCGGTGACGTTCGTGGCGGATTGGTTGATTTGTCCCATGATGTCCAGATCTCCGTGGATGGTCACATTCTCGTAGAACATGTCCAGCATGCCGGTTGCACGACCTTCCCCACCTGCGTTGTACATACTGTAGTGACCCATCGTTTCAGTCAATAAAGTATCCGCGTAGAGACTTTTACCTGCAGCTATCGTCACGTTTTGTTCGAATGAAGACGAACCCTTCACAGTCATGAGATTGGCAGCTGTACCGTTCAACGTGACATTGTTGTTAGTCGTCAGCTCGCCGTTGATCTTGGTAGTACCAGACACAGATAACGTACCGTCGAGTATGGAGTTCGCGTTGACATTTACGTTCTGCTCGAAATTTGCAACAGCTCCCACTGAAAGGGCCTGGTTAATATTGACCTTGTCGACCTCCATCGTCGCAACGACTGCACCAGCTGCCAGGAATGTAAGCGTGTCCTCGTCAGCCCCGGGCGCGCTTTCAGTCTTTATCGACGTGTCACCATCGACATCTACTAGACGACCACCAAGAGGCATCCAGCCACGGTTCTCACCGATACCTTGCAGTGCCAAGTGAGTCTTCTGTTCTCTGTCGTAGATGATCGCTCCGACGTTACTGGCCTCGTTGAACTTGGTGGCGTAAGTAGTACTGTCATTGTGTTGCGCGACTTGGAAAATAGACGTGTTATTCCCCTGTCTCACGTCCTTTTCAAATGCAGCGTCGAGTTTCACCGAAAGAGTGCTATCCAAGGCCGTGGCACCTAAGACTTTTAGAACGGAGTCGATCTTCATATCACCCTTCACAGAAAGTGTGCTTTTGACTTTCATGGATTCTTCGAAGTTGGCATTCCCTTTGACCGATAAAGACGCGTTGAATTTCACCGAACCAGATGCAAGCTCGTGATTGACATTGTATTCGAGATTAGACGCGTCTATAGTCATTCTGGGATTGACCGCATCGTCGGCGTGGAAAGATAGGGTGTCCGTGTCGGCGAAGTTCGCATCCATCGCACGGATAAAAGAATCTCCATCGTGGTCGATCACCCCACCTAGAGGCATCCATACGTTGTCATCGAAAGGAACACCAGTTGTACCAATCTTACAAAGACCCTCAAAAGCCTGATAGTCCTGGTTGTAATATATGAGCGCATGTGCGTTACTTTCACTGGGACGACCCGTTTTCAAACCCGCCGGAATTCTTAATTGTGGGCCGTCGATGAACATGTTCCCCTTCGCCGTAACGTCCCCGCTCACCGAAAGAGTGTTCCCGAGAACTGTGGCGCCGCCGACCTTGGTCGCGCCAGCTACGGATAACGTGGCCCCGAGAGCAGTCGCACCCACCAATTCGGCCGTGCCAGCTACAGATAGCGTGTTCCCAAGCGTGGACGCGCCGGTCACAGACAACGTCGCACCGAGTTTGGTCGCACCCACCACGTCAGCTGTCAAAGCTACTGAAAGAGTGTTACCGAGCGTGGACGCGCCGGTGACAGAGAGAGTCGCACCAAGCGCAGTCGCACCCACGACGTCGGCCGCGCCAGCTACCGAAAGAGTGTTACCGAGTTGGGTCGCGCCGACGACGTTCATCAGACCGGTGACGGAAAGGGTGCTTCCGAGTTTGGTCGCACCCACCACGTCAGCTGTACCAGCTACCATCAGATTACTCCCAAGGATGGTCTCACCGGTCACAGACAAAGTCGCACCAAGCGCAGTCGCACCCACAACGTCGGCCGTGCCAGCTACCGAAAGAGTGTTACCGAGTTGGGTCGCGCCGACGACGTTCGTCAGACCGGTGACGGAAAGGCTGCTTCCGAGTTGGGTCGCACCGACCACATCAGTTGTGCTGGCTACAGAAAGAGTATCGCTGAGCGTGGACGCGCCTGTGACAGAGAGAGTCGCACCAAGCGCAGTCGCACCCACGACGTCAGTCGTACCAGCTACCGTAAGAGTGTTACCGAGCGTGGTCGCGCCGACGACGTTCGTCAGACCCGTGACGGAAAGGCTGCTTCCGAGTTTGGTCGCACCCACCACGTCAGCTGTACCAGCTACAGAAAGAGTATCGCTGAGCGTGAACGCTCCGGTGACAGAGAGAGTCGCGCCGAGTTTGGTCGCACCCACCACGTCAGCTGTACCAGCTACCATCAGATTACTCCCAAGGATGGTCTCACCGGTCACAGACAAAGTCGCGCCAAGCGCAGTCGCACCCACGACGTCAGTCGTACCAGTCACGGAAAGAGAACTACCCATGTTGACAGCACTCACTAGGTCAGTCGTTCCACTCACTGATAACTTCGAACCAAAATATCCTATTTCACCAACAGACAACTCACGGCGAATGATTACATCGTCTTGAAACTGGGCGACTGCGCCAACCGAAAGAGTGTTACCAAGGGTCGTGGTCCCGTCGACTTCGACGTTGGAAGCAACCATCAGATTACTCCCAAGCATGGTGGCACCTGTCACAGACAAAGTCGAACCGAGTCTGGTCGCACCCACCACGTCAGCTGTCAAAGCTACTGAAAGAGTGTCGCCGAGCGTGGACGCGCCGGTGACAGAGAGAGTCGCACCAAGCGCAGTCGCACCCACGACGTCAGTCGTACCAGCTACCGTAAGAGTGTTACCGAGCGTGGTCGCGCCGACGACGTTCGTCAGACCGGTGACGGAAAGGCTGCTTCCGAGTTTGGTCGCACCCACCACATCAGTCGCGCCATTCACTGATAAGGTATTGTGCATGTATACGGTGCCTACCAATATAGAGGCATTCGCGACAGAAAGCTTGTTTCCCATGGTGGCAATGCCGGCTACAGAAAGAGTATCACCGAGTTGGGTCGCACCCACCACGTCAGTTGTACCGGCTACAGAAAGAGAAGCACTCAGAGTGGTCGCACCGGTGACAGACAAAGTCGCGCCAAGTTTGGTCGCACCGACGAGGTCTGATTGACCAGCTACGGAAAGATTGCTCGATAGGGTGGTCGTCCCGGCGATAGATAAAGTGCTTTTGAATACCGTCTCTCCAGTAACAGACAGACTACTGTCTAATTTAGTCGCACCAAGTACAGTAAAAGTATTACTTACAGATAGGTCTCCCCCAAATTGCGCACTGTTGTTGAATTTGAACCCGAGCATTTGATCCGTCGTGTGATGTGTATACGAACCCAGATCCTTGATTTCTTCAGAAAGCACAAAGACTTGGTTCGTTGTCGAGTTCAACTTGATGGGCTTGCCCGTTGCTTTGATCTCGTACCCCGTATCCATACCAATATCGACCTCGTTTATTTCCATCGCACGCAGCGAGTTTATCGTAAGCGTTATCATCCCATCGGACGCGATTTCTAACTCGGATAGATTGCTACCGTACACTTTTGGAAGTAGAATAGGTCCGAAAATCGATACGTTATTGTGGTCGGGATATTGCCAGTCGGCATTAGCTATGTACGTCTGATCACCTCCAACATTCGAATTATACGTGTAACCAGCAGTCACACTCATGTTTTTTTATCTATATTCAGGAATATCTGGAAATCTGGACATTTAAATTCATATTTGACCTCGTTATGATATTTAGCTAGAACAATAAGTAGAATTTGGTACACATAATAAATATGTTTTCATGTAATATAACAAAATGACTTCAAACGATGAAATCCAAGAAGGAGATCAAGTATTCTGCGAAAAAAAACAACTTCGTGGATTTATCACAAGAAAGAATGCACTTGGGTTTACTAAAACTACTACAGTTGGGGTTCATTGGGAAAATGGTAAAAGAGAAACTTTATTTGGTGACGCTTGTCGCGATTTAAAAAAAATGGATAAACCCTAACACTTACATTGAATCTCTATTTTTTTTACTATCAATATGCCCGTTTCGTGCATTCAGTCTGTATCAGTACCAGTATCATCCGTTTCGCACAGTTCACTGTTCGCTTTTATCACTTTAGTTAAAAGTAAAGTGTGCGTAGGGGAGGTCTGATCATCATCATCAGAACATCCGAGCAAATCATGTAGTGCTAGTTGTCTACACGCACTTCTGTCACAGTGATGTGCATACATCGTTCTAATTCGTTCCCCATAGGCAGTGTCAAGATGTACTTCTACAGTCGCAAGGCCTTGATCATTTATGACGACGTGTTTCTTGACATTTTCAGCAGTCGAGACTACATTAAAATTATGGCGCACACGCGTCTCGACATCGATTTTGTTGTCCTTACTGATATGGAAAACTGTTGACAGTTTCGTACCCCCGGGAATCCCACACAAGCATTCTTCGGCCGCATCCATTTTTATGGGAGAAAATAACGCGTACGTTATACGACGTCCCTGCTTCCCTGCTTGTAGGATCGGGGGAATGAATAGGGGAAGATGGTGGGGGATCAGTTTCTTAGCCGCGTCGACTGATTGACGGCGCCCTTTGCCGACCGTACAGGTCCGTGGGGCAGGCATTTCACGTGGCGGAAGCACTTCTCGCGGTGGATCGTAGAACCGTACGACAGAAGTCGAACGCGAAGCTCGTACGACAGAATACGACAGAAGTCGAACGCGAAGCTCGTACGACAGAAGTCGAACGCGAAGCTCGTTCGACCCACCGTCACAACGCGCTGGCCGATGCGCGCGGGGGAAATGATCGCGGCTGACGTTCAGCTTACCCTTCGATTCGACATCACCTGATGTGTAT